GGCATAGATGTACGACATCAGTGAACTATCTTCGCTAAAGCGACACTGGTTACTGCGCACATCCAATATCCCTACACGATTCTTAGGACTAGAACCCTCAGACATTGTTAAGAAGGCTGGATACTTTCCAGATGAGATACGTGACTGGATTGACACTGTCCTAGAAGGTCAGGTCATTAAGAACATTGGAAGCATTGGAACCACTGGCGTTGGTCTGCTCTTTGATGGTGGACCAGGTATTGGTAAGACGACTCACGCAGTTGTTGCTGCCATGGAGATCATCCGCAGGTTACCTGATGATGACGCTGCCCTTTGCCATGCCTTTGGTATCAAGACCTCAGACTTTGGTATGAGTTTTCGCCCTATCCATTACCTTACCTACCCAGAGTTCTTATCGTTGAAGAAGTCAACCTTTGATAGCGAGACAGACCACAGCGTTACCGACCGCATCGATGGGCTACATGGCAGGTCGCGGTTTGACTGGCTCAATGTCCGCATCTTGATCATCGATGATCTGGGCAAGGAGTACGGTTCAAAGTACGACGATGCCTCTTTTGACGAGATTCTTCGCCTAAGATACGACAGGGCTTTACCAACAATCGTGACGACAAATGTTAAACTTGAGAACTGGGAAGCAAACTACTCAGAGGCTATGGCAAGTTTTGCCCAAGAAGCCTTTGTACAGGTCCCTATTGTTGGCTCAGACCTACGAGGCATGGCATGAAGGAGATGAGTATGGACACCAGTTGGCGCACCATACAGTTGTTTATCTCTGATCAGGGCGCTGGTGTTTTTGAGGTTGAGATTGATACTGAGAGTAAAGATACTCGTTGCACATGCCCAGTCTGGAAGAAGAAGGGCTCATGCAAACACACTCAGTACGTCAACATACGCAGCCGAGTTAACAACGGTCACTACGCAATCAGTGTTCCTAAAGGTGTCAGTGAAGAAGAGGTTGCTGAGGCTATCGATGACCCTGTCCGTTTTAGAGAACTGATTTTAAAGTACTCTACTATTGAGGTCATATGAAGAATGGTGACATCTCGAACGAAACGCCTCCTCGTATTATTGTCCTTATTGACGTTGTGGTTATCAGCGAAATGGTGGACACAAAGAAAATACTTCGGACATCGACCGAGAAGAAGATAACTAGACTCAACACCTTAGCGTTAAAGCGGTTATGGGATTTAGGAAATAAGTACGGACTGTCACTAGAGTTAGCAGCGTATGCGACAGATGACTGGACTGATAAACATTTAGAAGATTTTATGGAGAGGCTAGACCGAAGAGGTGCCAACCCATTTAACTACGCAGAACTGTATGACGACATCGATAACTTTATTGATGACCTGCCCTACAGAGCAAACTTTAAAGGGGTAGTAGATTTACCTGGTAGAGTCGCTCGGTACGGGTCTTGGGGAGTAGAACTAGAAAACTTGTAGGAGGGGCACAATGGCAGCAGATAATGAGCATCGCTTAGTAAGCAAAGTGATTCGGGATAGAGATTTGCTCCCAGCCCTTCAACGTGATGTAAAGGCGAATTGGTTTCTTGATGATGACAACCGCCGTGTGTGGGAGTTCGTCATTACTCACTACAACGAGTACAACGAAGTGCCAACAGCAGTCGTTGTTAAAGATCACTATCCAAATTACAAGGTTCTCGATGTAGAAGACACCATTGAGTACTTGCTTGACACGATGGTCACGTTCCGTCGCAACCTTCTTACTCGTCAGGGATTAGAGTCTGCGATTGAGCACCTGCAAGACTCCAATCACGAAGCAGCCCTCATCGCTATGGAGGGAACTCTCTCCCGTGTTAATGAGCAGGGTGTCCTTGGCACTCACGAGATGGACTTATCCAAGAATGTTGATGAACGCTACAAAGAATATTTATCACTGCAGAACCAAGAGTTCCTAGGAATACCTACAGGCTTTGAGAAGATTGATGAAGCAACTGCTGGCTTACAAGGCGGACAGTTGATCACGATCATCGCTCCACCAAAGACTGGTAAGTCTCAGATTGCTTTGAAGATCGCTATCAACATCCACGAGCAGGGCAAAGTCCCGATGTTCCAGTCTTTTGAAATGAACAACAAAGAGCAGCAGCAGCGTCACGACTCTATCCGCGCAAACATCTCTCACACTCGATTGCGCCGAGGAAAGTTAACACCAACAGAAGATGCTCGCTACATCGCTTCTCTTAATAGAATCGAGACAATGCAATCATTTCATTTGGTGGATGCAGTCAATGGATTGACCGTCTCATCATTAGCCGCAAAGATCCAACAGACAAAGCCAGACGTTGTTTTTGTAGATGGTGTGTACCTGATGCTCGATGAAATCTCAGGAGAGATGAATACTCCCCAAGCAATCACCAACATCACTCGTGGGTTGAAGAGGCTCGCACAGAAAATCAACAAGCCAGTGATCATTACTACTCAGACACTCCTATGGAAGATGCGTGGTGGCAAGGTCACTGCAGACTCCATCGGTTACTCATCATCGTTCTTCCAAGACTCAGATGTCATCTTGGGACTTGAGCCAGTAGAAGAGGCAGATGAAGTACGTAAACTGCGCATCGTATCTAGCCGTAACTGTCCACCAACAGAGACTCCTATCACATGGAACTGGGAGACTGGTTGCTTTCATGACGAGGAAGAGATGACTAAGTGCCAGTTCTGTATGAAATACATGACTAGCCGCTGATGGATATAGAGAAGGTTCTTTTAAACCTAGACATCACAATGGTTGCCCAGCGAGGCGCCGAGATCAATGGCCTATGCCCTAAACACAAAGAGCGCACAGGCAAAGAAGATCACAACCCATCATGGTGGATTAACTCCAACACAGGTGCTCACATCTGTTTCTCCTGTGGATACAAGGGAAACATCAACTCCTTGGTTATGGATGTAAAGGGCTGTGACTACTTTGAGATGCAGGACTTCCTCAAGGAGAAGTCAGAATTACCTCTAGATGTCCTCATGAAACGGTTAAAAGATTTGCCTCAGTACATTGCCCCAGAAGAACCCATCGGTATGTCAGAAGCCCGCCTAGCGGTCTTTACTGATGTTCCAGATAAAGAACTCAAGAAGCGATTCCTAACCAGAGAAGCCGCAGATGCTCATGGAGTTGTTTGGGATTCAAAGAACAACGCATGGATTCTACCTATCAGAGAGCCAAATGACTTCACTCTCTGGGGATGGCAGGAGAAGGGTGCAGCAGGAAGATTCTTTAGGAACTATCCATCAGGCGTAAAGAAATCAAAGACAGTCTTTGGTGTGCATATCCTCTCTGACTCTGCACCTCTATGGGTTGTCGAGTCTCCACTAGATGCAGTGCGTTTGACTGGCCTTGGGTACAACGCCATTGCTACATACGGAGCCATCATCAGCGAAGAGCAGGGCAAGTTAATGCGCAGAGCAACTCAGTTGATCTCTGCTTTTGACAATGACCAAGCAGGAAAGAAGGCATCAGAACAGATGCTGGGATTCTCTCGCAAGTATGGGTTTGATCTTAGGTACTTTAACTACGCTGGCATTGATGTTAAAGATGTCGGAGACATGACAGAGAAGCAGATCGAGCGTGGACTAGAGACTGCCAAACATATGATCTATGGCAAGGAAGCATACGCATGACACTAGATGCACGCGGAGTTCCTACACATGCATGCCCTAACTGTGGGCATCTTGTACTAAAGATCAGAGCAATGTTTGAGGACTACGACATAGCAATGTGGTTTCTTGATGCAGAGTGTGATGACTGCGGCACCCTACTGACTGCCCCTACCCCCGTAGATAACCCTGAGAAACATGTCTTTTAAAAAATCTTTGAAACCATATCAAGTCGAGGCAGTAGCCAAGATGGTTGATCGCAAGAAGATGTTAGTAGCCTATGAGATGGGTCTTGGAAAGACCGCCATGTCTATCGCTGCTTTAGAAGGTATGCGTGACACACAGGACTTAGATGGACCGATACTTGTCATCTGTTTATCAAGTTTGAAATACCAATGGCAGAAAGAAATCGTCAAGTTCTCTGACTCAACATCCACAGTTGTAGATGGCAGCAAAACAAAGCGCACTACACAATGGGCAGAGTCTACGGACTACATCATCTGTAACTATGAAGCGGTAGTCAACGACTGGGAGATCATTAAGGATATTCAGTGGGGTGCAGTCGTGTGCGATGAAGCCACCGCTATAAAAGGCTTCCGTTCCCAAAGGGCCAAGAAGGTCAAACAACTCTCAAAGGATGTAAAGGTTAGGTTTGCGCTGACTGGTACACCTATTGAGAACGGACGCCCAGAAGAACTGTACTCGATTATGCAGTTTGTTGATCCTAATCTCCTTGGAAGATTTGATTTATTTGATCAGACGTTTATCGTGCGCAATCACTTCGGTGGTGTACAACGCTATAGAAACCTGCCTTTGTTCCACGAAAAAGTAAAACAGGCTTCAGTAAGAAAGACACAGACAGACGAAGACGTTGCACCATATCTACCAGATACTATTTACAGAGACCCGATCGTCGTTTCATTTGATGCTGACAATAAAAAACTCTACAAGTATATTGCCGAAGAACTTTGCAACGAATTGATAGAGGCACAGCAACTACTGGGTTCTGGGTTCTCATTGACGGCGCACTACGGTCATGAGAGCAAGCAGAGTGGACCAGCAGATGCAATGCGTGGGTCTATCATGAGCAAGATTACCGCGCTAAGAATGCTTTGCGATCATCCTGAGTTACTCTTTGATAGCGCCCAAAAGTTTGAAGAACAAAATGGTGAAGGAAGCGCATACGCATACAGTCTTAAAGATCGAGATCTTTTACTCTCTAGAAAATCGCATAAGTTAAATGCACTTAAGACCTATGTAGAAGATCACCTAGACACTGACCCAGATGCCAAGGTAGTTATCTTTACTTCATATGTGGGAATGCTCAAGAAGATCCAGGATCTAGTAGGAGGAACTCTCTATACAGGGTCTATGGATGCCAAAGAGAAAGAGGCTAGTAAGGAGAAGTTCCTTACTGATCCCGCGTGTCGCGTGTTTATTTCCTCAGATGCTGGTGGCTATGGTGTAGATTTGCCGAACGCTAACCTGCTGATTAATTATGATCTTCCTTGGAGTGCTGGACTATCCGTTCAGAGAAATGGCAGAATCAAGAGAGCCTCTAGCAGATGGCCTACTGTGATCATTCAAGACATGATCATGGAAAACTCCATAGAAGAACGTCAGCACGATATGCTTCAGCAAAAGAATGCCGTAGCAGAGGCCGTGTTAGATGGGTCAGGCATTAACTCCAAAGGCGGAGTTGACATGACGGTAGGAAGTTTGATAAATTTCCTTACCAACAAAAAATCATAGGGAATAAGGGGAGCACCATGGCGAGAGTACAGCCAACACAACCAAGAACTGCATCAGAAGATGACCTGCTTAGTCAGGCAAAGGAATATGCTTTCTCTAAGAAGCAGATTGAGTACTTTGAAGCAAAAGTAAAGACTCTGCGAGACAAGTTGTTTACACAGATTGAAGAACTAGGTGAAGTAGATACTGAAGGCCACATCATTCTGGATCTTCCAGAAGAGATTGATGGCATTAAAGGGTTTAAGAAGCAACGCCGCGTACAGCGTAAAGTCAACGAAGCAAAGTGTGAAGAGATTATTCAGGCTAAGAACTTAGGTGACGAGTTGTACAAGACTATCCGCGTTATTGACGAGGATAAGTTGATGGCTGCGTTGTACAGTGATCAACTCACAGAAGAAGAAGTTGAAGAGATGTACCCACAACAAATAACATGGGCACTCACAATGGATAAGGGATAAGATAACGGTATGCGCAACGACGAGGAGATCGATGCAATCTTTTCTGATCTTGAGTATCTTCCTGGTTCAAAGCGCAAGCGTCGTGATTTAGATCCAAAGGTTTCTCGCCGTAAAAGCGGTGAGACTAATGGTTGGGATGCAAACCCAATCATTAAAACACTCGGTGGTAAAGAGACAGAAGTATTCACTATCGGTGCGTTAGCGCAAGCGTTAGAGAAAACTATTGTCACCATCCGATTGTGGGAGCGCAAAGGGTATATCCCTCGTGCACCTTATCGACTTCGGTCTAAGACCTTAAAAGGTCAGAAGACTGGAGGCAACAGGGTATACACACGCGCTCTTATTGAGTCCACGATTGAGGAATTCTCAAAGCGTGGCTTACTCGGTTCCTCTCGTGTAGAGTGGAATCAACACGATGATCTGCCAGAAGTTCTCATACAACGATGGACGGTCATCACCTCATCCGAGAGCCAGTCTTAGGCAAAGTCTTTGTACAACTGCCTATGCCGTGCCTCACTACAGAAAGAATGACAATGCCAATCACACAACCTACGGTTGCCGCTGATGCGTATGGCGCCGCTCTTGATCCAGATCAGGAAGACGCTACTCCAAAGGTAGGAACCACAGTACAGTCTGGGATGAGTGCTCTTGAAGCACTTCTAAAGCCAGAGTCCTCTAATGAATATCCAACAGACTTCAAGTTCACCCCAGAGGCGCAACTTGTTAAGTTCCTTGGTGATGAGCCATTTGCAGTTTACGAGCAGCACTGGATTGAGCGCCCAAAGGGTCGCAAGTCTTTTGTTTGCACCGCAAACTCTGATAGTGGCTGCCCACTCTGCGACATCCTAGGAGATAAGCCACGCGGCAAATTCGCATGGAATGTCCTAGTTCTTAGCGGAGACTCTCAGACAGTTCAGGTGTTTACAGCGCCTCCTGTTCTTGCCCGTCAAATTGTTGCCGCTCACAAAGATGAGCGCAAAGGACCTCTTTCAAAAGAGTTCTGGGAAGTTTCTCGCATCGGTATGGGACCAACGACACAGTACAGCCTTAACTATGTCCGTGGTCGCGACCTTGCTGAGGAGTGGAAGTTAGACCTTGATCAGGTCAACGCTCTCGTAGCAAATGCTGTGCCATACACAGCCGCTCAGGTAGTTCGCGAATCCCCTCGCTCCGAACTCCTTGAAGTCGCTCGCTCCGTAGAGTAACTTCCAACCATAGAAGAGAGCCAGCCCCTATCACTGGCTCTCTTCATCTAATTGACGAGGGATAAATGAATATCATTACAACAAAAGAACAGTTAGAAGATCTTGTCGAGTACTACTCCAAGGTCGATGCCTTCGCATTTGACGTAGAAACTGTTGGAGAAAATCGTATCCAACCTGTAGTCAATGATGTGCTGTGGATCTCACTAGCAACAGAAGGCCGTGTAGATGTCATCCCTATGGGTCATCCCAACGGTGAGTTCCTGCACTGGGATAAAGACATACTCAAAGGTGGCCTTGCTAAGTTAGCAAAGGGCAAACCAGTAACTGATGCAGACTACTCAAAGAACAAAGCAAACTGGAGACCAGTATTTGGTCCAGCGCTTAAGCAGTTACTTCCTGGAGATGTATTCAAAGCATTAAAGCCACTCTTCTTTAGCGATAAGTTGAAGATTGGTCACAACGTTAAGTTCGACCTTAAGTCCATCGCTAAGTACTACCGAGGCGTAGTTCCTAGCAAACCATTCTTTGATACCTTGATGGCATCATTCATCATCGACAACCGCAATCGCCTAGGGCTCGGTCTAGCAGACTGCTCCAAGCGTGAGTTGGGAATCGTGGTTGAGAAAGGTGTAGGAGCACAGGTAGAAGTCCACTCCTTTGAAGATGTAGCAAAATACTCAGGCATCGATGCCGATGTGACGTGGCAGTTATACAAGACGTTAGAGCCTCGCCTTGAGGGAAGTCTGCAGGCGGTATGGAAACTAGAGATGGATGTCATTGCGGCTCTCTGCGACATGGAGTTATCAGGAGCAACCATTGACACAGAGCAGTTGACCTCTCTAAAGAAGCGTATT